AGTTATCATCCCAGGTCCAAACGATCTGAATGTTCCACCTGAAGATCTTTTGGAATACACCATCTGTTTGTACGGAACTAAAGGCATTGGAAAAACAACTCTTGCTAGCTCCATCCCTAACAGCATCGTTGCTATGTTTGAACCACTTCGAAAGAATCTACCTATTCGTCAGCTTGCATTCCGATGCTTCGATGTTGTTCAAATTCGTGATGAAGGTAAACCTGATGCATGGTTGCAATTCAAATCCTTCATTTCAAAATGCGAAGAAGACAATACTATTCAATGTGTTATCGGTGATACAGTAGATCGTATATATGAAGCTTGCCTTACTCATCACTGCGTTGTCGAAGGAGTTCGTCATCCAGGTGGCCTCAATGATTTCGGTAAGTTGTGGGCAGTAATCAAGGATGATTTTGAAAAGACTCTCAACTCGATCCGAGATATGGGTAAAGGTTTAATCCTAATTTCCCATACCAAAGAATCCGATATTGAGGTTGTCACTGGAGGTAAAGCAGTCCAGTACGGACCAAGCTGTTCTGGTGCTGCTCTTAAGTATTTGAAAGCAGCTTGTGACTATGCTTTCTTCTATGGGTATACAGCCGGACAAGAACGCTGTGTTCATCTTCGAGGATACGAGAATATCTGGACTGCTTGTGGAGTCCCCAATCACTTCATTTCTCCTTCAGGAAAACCAATTGAATTGATTGAAATTCCTGAAGGCAACATCAATGGATGGAACTTATTACAGAAAGCGTTTAACAATCAACTATTTGATCATGGAGAAGAACAACCGACAACAGAAAAGAAAACAACCAGAAAACGATCTTGATTTACACACAACGACAGTTTACAGTTTTAGCTCAAATTTTTTCCCAGTTTCAAAAGGTATATAGAAATGGCAAAAGCAAAGAAGTCAGCATTCGTTACAGGTTTAGCATCAAACAAAGAAGCTCTGAAGGAGGCAGCAGAAAAGGAACGAGCATCACTGGTTGATCAATCTGAAGTACAGCAAATCTTCAAATTGAATAAAGCAGGAGATCGCGTTTCTGTTATTTGCAAGCTAGTAAGTGTGAAGTGCGATACTCACGAAGACGGTGATAAAAAAGGTCTACCGTATGTTAATTGGGTATTCTCACCTCTTGAGTCTCCTGGTAAAGGAATGCTTATTGGTAACTTTCAACCTGCGTACAATCGGAAAACTCTTGTTGTAGATGGATCTGCACTAGGATGGATCTTCCAAGAATTCCAGGCATGTGGTTTCGATACTAAATCCTGGGCTAACGACCCATCAGAGCTTGAATCAGCAGCAGATGAACTGGATCAAGAGAAACCTACTGTAATGGTTTCTATTCGTGCTAGTGAAATCAAATCCGGCAAACGTGCTGGAAGCTTGGCAATTAATTACTCGATTAGTCGATTAGTGGAGGATGTATCTTCCCAGGAAACTACGGATGATTCTGATGAGGAAGATTCCTTAGAAGATGAACTTGAAGAAGTAATGGTGAAAGAACCAGTAAAACCTGCACCAGAAAAGACTCAAGTTTCTAAAACTAAAGCTCCAAAGAAAAAGAAATTTGAAGTTGGAGATGCGATTAAATTCAACTTTGAAGACGATGATGGTAACGAAGAAGTAGTCAGTGCAACTATCGAAAGTGTCGATGGTAACTCCATTACTGTCACTGACGGTACTTACTCTTACGATATCACTACGGATGATGTTCTATAGTCATAGAATATTCTGTAGTTTAACGATAGGTGTAGTAGGAAACTGCTACACCTTTTTCTTTGAAGGATTATGAATATGTCTGTAATCGCAATAGATACTGAAACAACAGGTTTAAATTTCCTATTAGGTGCAGAACCATTCATGGTTACTGCGTGTGATGATTCAGCAAATCTCTTCTATTGGGAATTCGAAATTGATCCTCTTACCAAAAAGATCAAGCGAAATCGAACAACCATGAGGGATATACAGTTAACGCTCAAGCAATATGATAGTTGGGTATTCCACAATGCCAACTTCGATTTGCGAGCGTTAGCTACTCTATTCCATATCCCAGTTCAGGATATCAAAAAACTGCATAAACATCCTGACGAATTCTGGAATCATATTCACGACACCCTGCTGATGTCACATGTTCTGGACAATGTTCGCTCACATGGGTTGAAGGATCTATCAGTTCGTTATTTAAAGTTTCCTAAGGATGATGAAGACAACCTTAAGGAATCAGTCATTGCTGCTCGTCGAGTTGTGCGATCCCTCCACCGAAAGGGGGCTATTCCCGATTGGCAGATACATGATGAGACAGAAGCAGATTACTGGCTACCCAAGCTTGTCTTTAAAGCCTTCCCAGACCTCGCTAAACCTCATTGGAACGATGTATGCTTGTCGTATGCCCTAAAAGACGTTGAACGCACTATATCGCTTTATACGCTGTTTACGGACATACTCAAAAAGAGGGGTACTTATGAAACCTATTTGCAAGAGATTCAAACGCTCAAAGTAGTTACCGATATTCAATCTCGAGGGATGAACTTCTTACGTCCTGTAGCTACTAGAGTTTTAAACGACCTGGAAAATCATATTGAGCAGCATTCCCAAAAATTGACGCAGAAGGTTCAGTCTTTTGGATTGGAGTGTTGCAATTTTGAGAGTCCAAAACAACTTCAGACTTTGATGTACGATGTCATGAAGTTTCCTGTAGTAGCAGTAACAGATAAAGGTAAACCTTCCACAGATGCTGCTACACTTCAGCAGTTAGTTGATTGCTGTCCCGATCATCCTCACATCGATTTTTTGGTCTATCTTAAAGAACTAAAACTTAATCTGACCAGTAGCAAATATATTCGTAACTATTTGTATTTTGCTATTCCTTCTCAAGAAGGTAAGAGAATTCGTTACACTCTTTACCCAAATCTAAATCAGACTGGAACGAAGACAACTCGTTTCAGTTGTTCAAACCCTAATGGTCAAAACATCTCAACAGGGAAAGAAGAAGAAGACGATACAGGTCATAAGATCAAGAGATTCAATCTTAGGGAATTATTTGGTCCACCACCTGGATATGTTTGGTATGCAATAGATTATTCATCTCTTCAGTTAATTATTTTTGCATATGAAGCTAATGACTCAGGCATGATCGATGCATTTGCCAAAGGATACGATTTTCATAACTACGTTGCTTGTGGTCTTTTCAATACTAAAGAACCAACCAAGAACGAACGTAGAATAGCTAAGAATGTTAATTATGCTTTGATCTTTGGTGCTGGTGCTTCTCGAGTGAATGCTACAGCAGGAATGGATGGTGCTTATGAACTTTATCAAAACCAATTCCCCATCGTAGCTGAGTACATGGAAAAGATTAGTTATCAAGTTCGTAAGACAGGACAGGTAAAAACTGCTTTTGGCTATCCATTACTTGTACCTAGAGAACAACCCTATAAAGGTGTTAACTACATCGTACAAGGTGATGAAGGCAATATCGTCAAACGCTCTATGGCGTTATGTAATGATTTCCTTAATACTCACTCATCCAAATCTCGTTTAATCATGCAGATTCATGATGAGCTAGTGTTTGAATGCCCAAAGGGAAAGAAATTCCCATTAAATAGCATTTGTAATTTGATGATGTCACCTGCAAGAGAAATTGGTTGGATTACTCCTGTAGGTGCATCCCTAGTGACAACTCACTGGGGAGATAAGAAAGAATTGGTAGTTTCAATTTAACGAGGTGAACTGTGATAGATTTTTATGATTACTATAGCGTATCTCTTAAACCAGCATCTGAAGTATCAAGAGATCAATACAAAGGAGATTGTCCGTTATGTGGAAAAGAGCAGCATTTCTTTGTTGATCCAGTAAAGGGATTATTTGATTGTAAAAAGTGTGGCGTTGAAGGAAATAATCTTACTTTCATCACTGAACTGCATAAGGCTCATTTGGAATCTACTACAGATGAACATTATCTAAATTTAGTTTCCCTTCGTCCAGGCATTACTGTTGATGCTTTAAAGAAAGCAGAGTGGGCTTATGATGCTGCTGAAGGAGTTTGGTACGTTCCTTATCAGAATGGTAGCAACTATCTAAACAACTTAGGTCGTTTCAATCCTGATGCTGGTTTCCGAATTTATAAAGGACCAGGATTAGGATTAAAACTTTATCGACCTTTTGATAAGAAATCTTTCCAGGACACGGTAGTAATCTGTGAAGGAGAATGGGATCTCCTTGCAATCTATCCACACCTAAAAGATATTGAGCCTGAATTTTCGATCTGTGCTGTTCCAGGTTCTAACACTTTCAAAGATGAGTATCTTGAATTCTTCCGAGGTAAGAATGTCATTTTGATGTACGATAAGGATGATGCTGGAAAAAAAGGTATCGCTAAGGTATCTCGCAAGCTCAACGATATCGCAGCATCAATTCGTTTCCTAAAATGGGATACAGATGAAAAGTTTCCTAACTCTGATGGTGAAGAAGATACGGGTAAGGATCTTCGAGACTTCGTTGTTTGGAAGACTACGGAACATCGAAGTATGTCATCTAAAAAGAAACCCAAACTATCAACAATGGTATGGGGTGCTCTTATCCTTCAATGTGTATCACCTGATTCAGATCAGGGTACAACAGATAGCTACCTGAGTGAACGATTTTCGCTTCCACCAGTTGCTACCGTTACTTCCTGGGAAAATTACATTCAGGTTTTCAGAAACAATCTTTATCTAACACCAAGTAATGAACACGCATTAGCTTGTGTTCTATCAACTTCGATCTCACCTCATTTCCCAGGAGAACCGATTTGGTTATTCCTAGTTGGTCCAGCCTCCTCCGGTAAAACTACGCTTATTGAATCCTTTGGTGACTCAAATATGTATGTTGATGCTCAATCTGAAATTAGTGCTCGATCTCTGGTATCGGGTTACAAGACAACAGATGGTAAAGATATCAGCTATCTACCGACTCTAAATAATCGAACATTGATGATCAAAGACTTTACGACCATCCTAACCAAATCAGCCCAAGAACAGGATGAGCTATTTGGTATTCTTCGAGATGCATTCGATGGTAGCTATAAAAAACAATACGGTAACAATCAGCATCGTTTCTATAAGGATTTAAAGTTTGGTCTAGTTGCAGGTGTTACCAAAGCTATCCATGCACAGAACCGATCATCTCTTGGTGAACGCTTTTTGAAAATTGAGTATCTCGATAAGGCAGAGTTCGATGAATATCTCCACATCCAATCAGCTATGTCGTCCGTTAGCACAAAAGCACAACGTACTAAAATATTGATAGAACATTCATTGGGTTATCTTGATCATCTAATGAACAATCTGCCTGATTTTCTACCGAACCTGAATGGTAGATTTGAATATAAGATTAGTCATTTGGCTATGCTTGTAGCTCGATTACGATCCCAGGTAGAACGCCGAAGAGATGACTCACTTCTTTATAGACCTGAATGGGAAGTTGCATCTCGTTTAGCAGTTCAATTCAAGAAAATGGCCCAATGTTTAATGATTGTATATAATAAAACAGAACCTGATAATCAACTTTATTTAACAATTCGTAAATTAGCTATAGATTCTTGCATTCCATTTAATATAGAATTTGCTAAGAGAATGTTTGCATATCCTAATGGAATAACTAGGAGTGATTTAGCGGAACAATTGCAATTACCAGCAACCAATGTTCACAGACTATTGACTGATTTAATGCAATTAGGTCTGATAAGAATGAAGCAGCTACGAGGTAAAATTGGTCGTCCAGTAGAACTTTACTATTTAGATAGTGGTATTCAAAAGTTATGGGAGAAAACAGTTGAGCAAGATTACGAAGATAATCTATTACCCCCAGAACCTTTGAAAGAAGAAATCCCCAGAAGAATCCGTAGGCAGAAAATTTAATGTACTATCTTAACACACGTATTCTACAATTCCCTGCACCTAACAGTCCTGTAACTATTTGTTCGGTGCAGGGTTATACCTTCGAATCAGAGCATTTATATTCACCTGCCTTTGATCAAGCAGTAGCACAGCAGATTGATCAACTAAAACACAAATTTGCCACTCGTCCAAATTTGCAATCCCAACCTGATGAAATTATTTCATCTGCTCATTTAAAACTTCTGATTCAAGAAATGGAATCAGGTAACATAAAACAAAATTCAATTTCATTGATTAAGCATCCAAAGGATGATGGTGTTATCATCCAAATCCATTTGAAATAATTTCCTAATTGTGGAGGCTTTTATGCCACTTGTAGAAACAGGATCTGGTCCACTTCAAACCAATAAGAAAGATTGGATATTCCTTTTGAAGATTGCAGGGTTAGCTGCTGTTGCAGCTATACTTAGTGTTACCATTGAGCAATTTGACGTTGTAAAAAGTATAGTACCTGAAAAGTACGCAGCTATCTTAACAGGTATTATCTTACCGTTACTGGCATGGTTAGTTCAGTGGATCTCTGATACCCGAAAGAACATCGAAGAAGATCAAAACAAAAATGACAACACACCGTTACCTCCGATGGTATCTATGTTGTTTTTAATGATTCTTATTTTTCCAGGAGAATCATGGGCACAGGTTTCAGCGTATCAAGGAGATCAAACTCAGACTCAGTCTACTTTCAAGCCTTATACTTTGATTCGTTTGCAGTGTGATAGCGATGCAAAATCTTATATTTGGATCTTACGCCGATTACCAGACGGTTTTCGTCCAGACTCAGTACGAATTAATAACGGAAAAGAACTCGTATGGACTGGTCCACCAGGATCCTATGACGTTGACACAATTTACACAGATAAAGATGGTATTTTGCAGCAACTCTTTACCAAAGTGGTGATTGAAGGAACTTCACCAACTCCAGTTGTTCCGACTCCTGTTATTCCAACACCAGACAATCCTACTCCCGATTCTATAACACCTCTACCAAAACCAAGTGTTGGCAGATTTGGTTTTGGACCTATCAGCTATGATCAAGCAATGTTAATTGATGGTAAAAACAGATCATTAGCTGAAAAGATAGCTGACAATTATGGAAGTGTATCTGCTGCTATTTTTGCAGGTGGTATTGTTGATGTGAATAAAGCTTTTGAAGAACTTAGGAATAGAAACAAAGAATTATTGTCTGATACTAGAATGTCAGCATGGAGTACATGGTTTGATAAATTAGGATTTAAAGTAAACGATGATTGGAACAATAAGAAATTTACTACACGTTCCGATATCGCAGAAGTCTTTAGAGAAATCCAAATTGGATTACTGGCATCCATTGGTAAAAAGCCAGAGTAGTTTTCCCCAGTAGGAGTTTGTTATGTCGAATAGTGTAAACAAGAACGATGTCTTCAACGAGGTATCTCGTAGAACAGACACGAAGGGAACTGCAATTTCAGTTGCAGAAACCAAACGAGTAATCAAGGCATACCATGATTACTTGCTTGAAATGTCTTGGGAAGATCGAGTCCGTTACGTTATCAAGGTACTTTTCAAATGAGTGCAGTTTCCGATTTTGCAATGAAGGTCACCGAACAAGTTACCGGTGTACCTTTCGATATGATTGAAACAGTGATGGTTGTGAACATTCCTGGATACATATCTTCCCAGGAAGAAACGGATGAACTCGAAAAAGGATTGAAACCTTATGGTATCGATCCTATGACCATCCTAGCAATCATCACCGCTATCATCCAAGTGATGGATCTTTTGAAGAATGGTTGCAATAAGACTTCTCAGTTTGCTGAGAA